TACCAGAGTAACTTGTGCTGCGAAATACTGTTGCCTACCAAGAGTTTCAAACGACTGGATGACGATACTGGTCGTATCGCACTTTGCACCCTGGGCTCAATCAATCTGGGTGCGTTCCGTAACCCAGAAGACATGCGCCGTGCTTGCCGCATACTGCATCGTAGCCTCAATAACATTCTTGACTATCAAGACTTTCTTTCCATCCAGTCTAAACTATCCAATGACGAAATTAGACCGCTGGGAATTGGAGTCACCAACCTTGCCTACTGGCACGCCAAGCGTGGATTCAAGTACGGAGAACGAGACAGCCTGGCTGAAGTCAAGACGTGGATGGAACATCAAGCCTACTACCTAACAGAAGCCTCAGTTGAACTGGCCAAGGAACGTGGTCGTTGTGAACACAGTGATAAAACACGTTATGGCAAAGGCATCTTCCCTTGGGAATTACGTGCCAAAGGTGTTAACGAGCTCACAGACTTTACTCCAGAACTGAACTGGGAAGGCCTACGTGCAGAAATGCGAAGTTATGGTGTGCGCAATGCCACACAAATGGCCATTGCTCCAGTGGAATCCAGCTCAGTTGTGATCAACTCAACCAACGGCATTGAAATGCCCATGAGTTTGATATCTGTAAAAGAATCCAAAGCAGGCTCACTAACACAGGTTGTGCCCGAGTATCACAAGTTAAAAAATAAGTATCAACAGATGTGGGCGCAGAAAGACTGTGATGGATATTTGAAGACAGCGGCAGTGCTGGCAGCCTACATTGATCAATCAATCTCAACCAACACATTCTACAATCCTGCACACTTTGCAGACCGTAAGGTTCCCACAACCCTGATTGCCAAGAACTTGATGCAGGCACACTACTGGGGATTGAAAACATTCTACTACAGTCTTATCAACAAAGCAGGATCAAAACAAAAAACAGAAGAAACACCGTTAGAAGAAATTGACTTTGACGATGTCGAAGACTGTGAAGCATGTAAACTTTAAGGACATTAATGAGTCAAGCACAATACAATTTAAAAACAAAAACAGATTACTTGAGCCGCAAGATGTTTCTGGATCCAGCAGGGCCTGTAACTATTCAACGATTTGAGGAAGTCAAATACAACAAGATTGCCAAGTATGAGCAAGAGGCACGTGGATTCTTTTGGATTCCCGAAGAGATCTCGTTGACAAAGGATTCGCAAGACTTTAAAGATGCGTCAGACACAGTCAAGCACATCTTTACATCAAACCTGCTTCGGCAAACAGCACTGGACAGTTTGCAAGGTCGTGGCCCAAGCCAAATCTTTACACCTGTGGTGAGCCTACCAGAACTAGAAGCCCTGGTCTACAACTGGACATTCTTTGAAACCAATATTCACTCAAGAAGTTACAGTCACATCATCCGCAATATCTACAATGTGCCCAAGGAAGTGTTTAACACAATCCACGACACCAAAGAAATTGTAGACATGGCATCAAGCGTTGGCAACTACTACGAAGAACTGCATGTGGTTAACTGTCGCAAACAACTGGGCGAAAAGGTAACTGAACAGGAGCACGTTAAAGCAATCTACATGGCACTACATGCCAGCTATGCTCTAGAGGCATTCCGCTTTATGGTATCATTTGCCACAAGCCTGGCCATGGTGGAAAACAAAATCTTTATTGGCAATGGCAACATCATTCAGCTAATCTTGCAGGACGAGATCTTACACAAAGAGTGGACTGCGTTCTTGATCAATCAAGTTGTGAAAGAAGATCCACGCTTTGCCGCCGTTAAAGCAGAATGCGAAGCAGAAGTGTATCAAATGTACCTGGATGTGATCCGTGAAGAAAAAGAGTGGGCTGATTACTTGTTCAAACATGGTCCAGTGATTGGACTTAATGCCAACATCTTGAGAGACTTTGTGGACTTCACTGCCAAGAATGCACTGAACGAAATTGGAATCAAGTATCTGGAACCTGCACCACGCAGTACCCCTATTCCTTGGTTCAACAAACACGTTGACACCAGCAAGAAACAAACTGCACTGCAAGAAAACGAATCAACTAATTATGTTATTGGCATAATGAGCGACAGCATTGACTATGAGGAACTACCAGAATTATGATGCAACAAGATATTAGAAAACATTTGGACAAAATTAACGAGATGATGCAAATCAACGAAGATCCTATCACACAATTTGCCAGTTCAGCGCACGAAGAATGGCGTCGCAACTTTGATCCTACCGGAACAAAGCCCAGAATTAAAAAGAACAGCGATGGATCTGAAGGTGATATCAATCAACCATTTGATAAGATTCATCCAGACTGGCAAAGAGAAAATCTGGCTGCAGGCAAAGCTGCCGCTGATGCTGTGACTAAATTTCCTACTGACATGGAAAAAGCCGCAGAGTACATTCACATTGAATGGATGAAGCGTAATCCCAAGGCTGACTATAATGCGGCACAACATGTGCCCTATGATCAACTGCCAGAAGATGAAAAAGAAAAAGATCGTGTGCATGTACGCACAATGATGAAACTATTAGGAAAGTAAAATGCAAGCAATTTTATGGAGCAAGTACCACTGCCCTTATTGCGATCAAGCAAAGGCACTATTAAAACAAAAAGGTATCCCGTTTGAAGAACGTAAAATTGGCGACGGATACACCCGAGAAGAATTGTTAGAAGCAATCCCCACAGCCAGGACAGTACCACAGATTATCCTTGACGGAGAACTTGTGGGTGGATTTACCGAACTCAAAGCAAAATTAACAGAAAGCACATGATGTCAGCACAACTAGCACTAGAACCCAACCAGGTATACACATTCAAAATGAACTCAGGCGAAGAAATGGTTGCCAAGGTCAAGCAATCAGGCGGGGACTGGATTGTCCTAGAAGAACCCGTGAGCATTGCTCCGGGTCCGCAGGGCATGGGCCTGATTCCCAGCTTGTTTACAGCAGATCCCAAGGAAGAAATCCGGTTAAATACTAACAGTGTTTCTTTAGTGTCCAAGACTGATGATTCAGTTAAGATGAAATATCTAGAAGCAACAACTGGTATCAAAGTACCAGAGAAAAAACTTATACTAGGATAATATGCCAGCAGTACAGCGACAAGGTGATTTGGACACAGGCGGCGGAAAAATACTTTCAGGCGTGGGTTCTGTACGAACCAACGGAATTCCTACTGCCACAATCAACTTGTCTGTTAGTTGGCACGGTAAAAAAGCACATGCATCTGCAAAAACCACCACAGGCGTGAGCAGTGTACGAGTTGAAGGCCAGCCGATCAGTGTTGCAGGTAATCCTGATACCTGCGGGCACACACGCACTGGCGGTAGTGGTGATGTGAGGGCTGGATAATGGCAGGTTCAGGATTTGGCCAACCAGGTACATACACACCATTGCAATTGATTGCCGGTGCAGGACTATTACAAAATCAAGGTATCACGATTCCCACATCATTGACCAATGCAGTGAGCTCATACAACTCGCTGCCTTTTGTAGAAGATCTAATGAGCACAATCACTCTTGGCCCGGCCTTTGGACTAAATGCCGGTGTTATTGCCAGTCTTAAAACTCTAGGCAACACCACGTGCCCTGCACTTGGTGCCAGCATTCCTTCTGCATATGCCGGAGTTAATCCCTTGATACCCACAACTGAGACCGGCGGCTTTGGTAACCTAGTGGTCAACAACGCCGAATTGTATCTTGGTGATGGAGAAGTTGACCGGTTCTGTCAAGCATACCAAATTGTTGTGGGATATCGTGGCACAACAAACGAACTAATACAAAGTGCAGTCAACGCCACTACTTATCTTGGCCCTACATTCACCACAATGAATGATTTGATCACTGGCCAATTTACCAGCGTGAATCTGGCACTAAAATGTCTAGGCAGAGATTGCGCACAACTGGGCAATGCAATTGATCTAGCCAACCTAGACAACTTTGGCACGCCTGCAGCCGTGCTACAACAACTTAGTGACGAAGGAAAAATCACATCTGGCACATTGAGTTGTGTAGCATCAAAATTAGCAGAGTACGGCCTGACTGAAAGCGACATTGTGTTGTTGTGTACCCCAGATGCCAGCACTAGAACACCATCAACAAATGAATTCAATACTTTACAGAAAAAGGCATACCAAGCAATGGCCGCGATTGATGCAGATTGTTTGGAGTATGTGTTAGATGTACTCGGAGTGGTTACTCCCAATATTAAAACTATGGCTGACTTGTTGGATTTGAAAAAGATTCTTCCTGAAAGTTGGATATCATTAACAGTACCATCGGCAGCAGGTGGCGTAGTACTATTGTTCAATCCTGATGGATCAGTAAACCCTGAAGTGCAAGCGGCATTGAATAGCAGTGTGGCAATTGTACTTCCTGCAGGTTGCGATGAGTTGGCCAAAATAATACCCCCAGACCAAGCAGTAGTGAACAAAGCATTCCAGGCAGGATTGCAAAATGTAGGCGGCATTTCCACTACCACCCTGCCACGAGTGGCCACAGCATTGTTAGGATAACGCATGGAAACGCTCAAAGGTCTACCGCTAGTTGAAGATGTTACAAAACCTGTACCGGACACAGTAACAACCTATTACAAAGATACATTTGCCACGGGCACCGGCGAGTTTGGTACATTTACCATGCAGGATTTTTTGGGGTCAGCAGTTGGCACCGTTACAAAAAATTCAATACAGAATATAGTGGCCACACTGTATAACATGAATATTTCTGCATTGACCAGTTTGTACAATCAAATGTTGTTGACGGTACAAGGCGTGTACGATGATCCGTTAAATCCGGGACAAATTATTATTCCAAGCGGTCCTGCTGCCGGCACATATGGCAGCGGTAACGATGCCTTTACGTCAGGACTCATACCGGCAGCCGATACCTTGATAGCAAGTTTGATTTCCACATATCCTTCTGCTACCACATCGTTGAACAACAGTGTCAATGCCATATGCGAACAATATGTGTATGAATACACCAATCAGACCAAAGCAGGGTTGGCGTTTGCTGATCTAACATCAGGCAGCCAACAATCTACTATGAGTTTTATGAGTGGTCTGGCATCAGCAGGATTAGACACTCAAATTGGCGGGCAGAGCAGTTATCTTTCGTCTGTGGCAGATGCCGCAACACAAGCTGGTCAAGCTATTCTTGGATCACTGCGAGAAGGTCGCAACAACACACTGATGGACAAAACATGAGTATCAAACACGATAACATTGTGCCAAGTGTGTGGCCGGAAAATCAAGAATATTCTGCGGGAATTCCTGCGGCCATAGTGGCATCAGTAGAACCAGCCACTCGCGGTACTGTGAGATATCTCAATTCTCGTGGAGCAGAAAATCAAGCAACACTTGTGAACAACACATTGCCACCACAAGCATTGCCGCCAGTTGCCATATATCAAGTTCCTGGCAATGCAAACTCTACAGACTATTCATGCGGCACCGAAGCAAGAGAAAAAGTGCTAGATGAACCAATAACTCCACCTGAAGTGGTAGTGCAAGTTCTGGGTTTTTATGCAAATGATGATTCTATGCCATTGGGCTATGACCCTGAGTTACCAGCAACTCAACTATTGGTCAATACTGATTTTTGGGTAAATTTAAGAATTCGACCCAGTGTTGGGTTAGATGGATTTGATCCTACTATTATCTTCTTAGACAACAACATCGATGGTACTGCTTATCCTAATCCTCCAGGATACCCGGGTACTTTTGCCGGTGACGGTGCTTCAAACTATGGTGGATTATTTTACAAAGTTCCTAGTTTTTACATTGGACAAGTTGGCCTAGCCACTATGACATTCACTGCTGGCCAACCAACCATTAATCCAACATTTGGCTCTGCGACGGGAGCCATTCCAATTGTGTCTGCACCCACAGTGGTAGTGGCTGTTGTAGAACAACAAGGATGGTTCCCAGGTATTATCAGTACTCCAGGATCAGCTGATGCTAACGTTGATTCGGTATATGTTAGCCAATTGTTGCAGTTGGCAGTGGTTGGACCACCTTCAACAACCTATTCATATGTGTTGCCTTGGGCCTCTGGCACAAGTACAACCGATGCCAATGGTAGAGATGTAGTAACTGGAACAGCGTTAGCAAGCGGAACTTGGCCGTTCACAGTTATATTTCCAGGAATAGCACCTGTATCGAAAACATTCCTAGTAATGGACGGTGATACGTCACCGGGCGGCTTCACTAGCGATGATGCTACTGCAGATGCGGATGCTGACGCAGATGCTTCTGCCGACGCTGACGGAGGTGACGGTGGTGACGGTGGTGACGGAGGTGACGGAGGTGGTGGTGGTGGTGGTGGTGGCGGGGCGATGTAGCCTAAAAAATCACTCAAAAGTGTGGCTTTTTAGCCACATTTTTCTGGTTGACCAATAAATCCCATTTTGCTATAATACTTGTATAGTAATTAAAAAGGAGTTAGCGATGCGAGCACTTACCACTTTTATTGACAACAAAAACCGTTATGCCGCCCTGTTCCGCGGTCAGCGTACAGAACCCGTGTATGAAATTCAAACCGCCGCAGGCCGTAAACGTGTGGCTGAAATGATTGATTCGGACCTGAGCCCTGAGAATCTTTCTTGCGATGGCGAATTGCCCCGTACAGAAGTAAACAGACGCTATCGTGAACTCACAGCGGCCGCCAAAGACTTGGTCAAACTGGATCCTACAGTGGCTCAATACATGTACGAATTTGGTTGACCAATAAATCCCATTCTGCTATAATACTTGTATAGTAACTAAAAGGAGCCTGAAATGAATGTCAAAGAAATCAACTCTGCTATCATGTTTGGTAATCTCACCAATGACGAACTGTCTACGGTGATTGATGCTGTGAAGTTTGCCCGTGCGCAACTCACCCAACAAAAGAAACGTATTTTTTCAATTGGTGACTCTGTAAAGTTCACCAGCAATCGCAACGGCCTGACCTATGTTGGCACCGTGCGCAAAGTCAAAATTAAATTTGTGCTGGTTAACACACCTGGTGGCCTGTTCAATGTACCAGCCAACATGCTGGAGGCGGCATGACCATCAAGCCGTTTCGCATCTGGCTTGCTGATGTATGGCGAGACAATTGCGAAGAAAACGACGGATGGGGACAGCCTAGAATGACCATGCCAGAATATTTTGCAAAGTACAAGTGGTGGCTCAAGCGTGAGTACCAGTATCAAAAAGGAGTTAGACGTGGGTCTTGATATGTATGCATATGTGGCCGCCCGTGCAGGCCAGCAACGCGAGTTCTACGACGGTTGCGAGCTCAAGGACGGTGAGTACACCAATACCAAAGTAACTCAACCACGTGAAATCGCTTACTGGCGTAAGCATCCTAACCTACATGGCTGGATGGAGCAACTTTGGAACAAGCGCAATGATGGCAACCAGGATGGTAGCAACTTTAATGGAATTGAGCTAGAACTCACTTATGAGGATCTCGAAATACTAGAGCTTGATGTTATTGCTGGTTCCTTGCCAGGCACCTCAGGATTCTTTTTTGGCAACGACGCAGACGATCACTACCGTAAAGAAGATCTTGAATTCATCAAGAATGCCCGAGCCGAGTTGTTCATGGGACTTAAAGTGTTTTATAATAGTTCATGGTAACCAAGTAAATATATGAATGAAACAAACTTCTCTGACCCAAGGTTCTCGGGTATAATGGCAGCAGGTTGGATCCGCGATCTCGAAAGCTCAGACAGCCGCATACATAAAGAAAAAACTATTGAAAAGGCCCTGATGGCATCCAAGTTAGGCTCAGCTGACGCACAGGCTTTCTTGTTCAACTGCTATCAAGCCTACAATCCTTTCTATGTGTTTGGCGTTCGGCAAGTGCCAGAAACTCAAGGGTTAACTGGACAGCCAAACCACTGGCCTGGATTTTGGGCCTTGCTAGAAAGCCTGCGTACTCGTAGCATCACTGGTAATCGTGCAAGAGAAGCAATTGAAACTTGCAGTCAGATGTTTGACTCAGACGAGTGGAACAACTTGGCTCGTCGAGTGCTGATCAAGGACTTGAGATGCGGTATCTCAGAAAAAACACTTAACAAGGTGCTGGGCAAAACTGAATGGAAGATTCCCGTGTTCAGTTGCCAACTGGCACAGGACTCCACAGACCAACCTAAAAAGTTAAAAGGTATCAAACGCCTGGAAGTCAAACTGGATGGTGTACGTGTGTTGGCAGTTGTGAATGGATCTGCTTGTACATTGTACAGCCGTAATGGCAAAGAGTTTGAGAACTTCCCACAGATTGCAGACTTTATCGAAGAACATCGCAAAGCATTCCAGCGTGATTCTGCCTTTGGCCGACAGTTTGTGTTGGATGGTGAGATTGTGGGCAAGAATTGCCAAGACTTGATGAAACAAGCACAACGCAAACGAGATGCTAAAACTGTAGACATGGTTTATCATGTGTTTGACATTCTTCCACTAACGGAGTTCCGAGACGGCTTCTGTAATCTACAGCAACACAAACGCATTGATCTCTTAAAACGTGCTCAAGCAATGTTACCAGAAAATGGGTGTGTGCGTGTGATGCATGGTATGGATGTGGACTTGGACACAGCAGAAGGACATGA